TATTTTCCTCTTGTGATTGCAACAATTTTTTTCAATTGTGACTCTATGACTTCTGCTCTATTTGGCCAGTGAATATAAGCCTCTGGTGATTTAGCAAGTTTAATTAGTAAAGGTATGATTAATTTTTCTAGTGCTTTAAATTTATCTTTCATTTCTACACTAAGATTATCTTTTCTCAAATCGTATTCATCATCCATTTGCTTTTTAGCAATTTCTAATTCTGTTTCGTTTTTAGCAACAACTGTTTCTTTTGTATCGCCTACTAATCTCGTAAGTTTATCTAACTTACTTTCTAATCTGTTTATAATCTCACTAGACACAGCCTTCCCAACACCATCAGCTGTTTGTTTTACAACTTCTTGTGTTTCTTTACTTTGTGTTTGTGATGGTTTACTTGCTACAGAGCTAAAACCCCAATCACCACTAGTGTCAAAATCGTCTAAAAAATCGAAATCTGCCATGTATATATTTATACTTTCTTCCCTTGTCGTTTTCTTCTATGTTTCGCTATTACATTATCAATTTGTGTCTCTTTTACTGATCTTTTCTTATATCTTTTTGCTAGTTCACTTGCTGGGTGTGCTTCAGATATCTTGGCCATTACATCTTTCCAACCACTATCAGTTTTACCATCTACTGTGCCTGTGCTAGATACTATGTTTAATTTTGTAGGTGGTAATAATTTGATATGTTTCTTTTTAATAAACTCTTCCATTTCAGAAATGGACATTAAGTCTTCGTATTCTTCTTTTGTTTTTGAATTATAAAATCTATACGTTGGCACTTGCTACTCCTTCTTTAAACCAAACAGGCATTTCAGCAGGTTGTTTCCAAGTAGCAAATCTTTTCTTTTTCATTATATAATATTTTCTGTAACTTGCAACACTATTACCTGGTACTTTACATTCTTCAGGCATTGCTGGTGTTGCGTCTGAGCCTATAACATTGATAGGTGAGTTCACTGGTGGCACACTTAATATAACACCTAATTTTTCTACACACATATGATCCTTTGTATGATTATATCTTTTTTTATATTCATTATTTAGTGCCATCATATGTCTATATAACCACATATAATTATATGATGAAGCCATCACCCATTGTGTGCTAGGGTGTTTTAGCCAACCTGCTTTATATACTATCTGTTCTAAATTAGAATTTTCTAGTCGCCATCTTTTAATTTTTCTACCATTCTTTGTATAATCAGTCCATTCAATACCATCTAATACTCTTTTAGCAGTACAAAGCATTTGAGCAGATTCTAATATCATTTTAACAACATGTTTATCACAACTCATTTCAGCTGCTTTAACTGGATCTTTATCTAAGTAAAATATATTCATAAGTCTATTATAACACAATTCAATTTAGTGTACAAGCTTTCTCATAACATAATCTAGCATTTTATATTCTCTTGCCAAATCTATGAGTTTACCAAACCATAGTCCTTTGAAATCATCACTTTGAGCATTTGCACATGCCTTAGCAAGATTGTCAAGTTTTTTATACTTTGTTTTTATATCATCTAACTTCATATTCACTCCTTATTTTTGTTAAGATACTTTTTATTTTTGAGAAGTAGTGTTTATCAGCAGCGTAAGCGTCAAGCGTTTCTACTAATATGTAAGGGTCATCAATGCCATTTTCTCTCAATTCTCTATATTTTTTATATGCACCACCATTATTTAATATCTGCATATAATTTAAAACACTATCACATTCATGTGAATAAACTTTTACACCCCACTTTTTAGGATTATTAGAAGGTAACATATGTGGTTCTTGTAAATCATATGTTCTAATACCAAATAAATTTTTACCCACTCTTGCAAATCTACTGTTACCCCAACCAGACTCTAACGCTGCTTGAGCAAGTAATAATTCTAAATTTACAGGATAAACATCTGTGGTATTGTGTTCAATATAATTAACACATTGTATAACATTATCTAAAAATTGTTGATTGTTAGTGTGTTCAAAATCAGGTAGTTTAGGTTCTAAAGTTTCTGCTCTAGCGTTACCTTGTTCAACATAGTAATGAAAAGTTGTAACACAAAATGCTAAAACAAACACAGCCATTAATGTTCTAATAACTATTTTAAAGTTTGCCATCTTTGACTACCTTTCTAATATCTTTTAAAGTTTTCTTTTTATCTATTGTAACAATATACCATTTAAATCTAACCATATGTTGATTAGATGGACCAACTAGATCAATATCATACTCTCTTTGAAAAGTTAGTAAACCTTTTAGATATAATTTTACAATATCATCTAGGTTTTTTTCGTAGTGATCTTTAGGCACAGTAGGTGTTTTAAATTGACCTTTACCTTTTACTAGTAGTTTTAATATTTCTTTTTGTTTAGTATTTAATTTCATTGACAGTCCTGACCATATAAATCTTTGATTGATTTTTGTACCTCAGTTAATTTTTCTTCATCTTTACTCATAACACTTTTATATGCTATGGTATAAGCAATAAAAAAACCTATAATAGTTATAGGCACACCTATAAAAAACATTCCTATTCCGTGTATTGGATCCATATTATATTCCTAAACCTTCACTTGCAAATTCTGACCAGATACCTGGTTCTTCATCAATGGGTTTTTCTTTTTTATTAATCTCTTGAAATCTGTAATCATTTAAAATTTTATTAAGAGTATTTTTTAAATTGATGTCTAATTTTTCAGATACTTTTGGTGTCACTATATCAGAAGCAGCAACAATCTCTTTGATTTTATTGTAAGCAGTATCTCTAACTAAACTAATTTGATTAGATAAGTATTTAGGTTTGTATGTCATAATGTTTTTTTCCTTTTTGTTTGTCATTTACTCTTATAATATACCGTATTTAGAGCGGAAAATCAAGCAAAAAATGGATAAAAATGGATAAAAAAACCCTTATAAATCAATACTTTTGAGATATAAGGGTTTTAAAATAAGAACAAAACAAGAACAAATTATGCATTTTTCATAAAATTGTCATTCCAGTTAAATGCTTCTTTGACTAGATTTGCTGTAAAGCCTTTATACTCATTATTTACTCTTTTGTTGACAACAGTAATTAAAAATCTTGCTTCTTCAGCAGATAGTCCTTCTAACATTTGTATAAAAAGTGTCTCTCTTTTATTTTGTGTTATAGTATTATCGGCACCTTTTATAAAAAGATATAGTCTTTTTGCTTCTTGACTTAATAGTGTATGATCTGTTCCTATTGGTGCATCATTAACCGTATATGGCACATCATTACCTTTAGGTAAAACAAATTCAATATTAGGATCAAATGCAGCTTTTAAAACTTGTCTTAAAGGTGCTGTATCGTTATCTTTTAATACTTTTAATTTTCTAGGTTTATCTTTTGCGTTGTTTACTTTAGTAGCAATCTCACTCATTAAAGGTGGTACTGATCTGCCTGCGTCTTGTAGTGCCTGCATTCCTCTTTTAGTTGCTAGTGCTGGGTGTGATTGTGTTGTGTTTGCCACTTCAGGATTTGCGATTGATCCGTCAGCGTTTCTTCTAATTATAACCATTATTTTTCTCCTTAACAGTTCTTTCGAGTCTAAAATTCATCTATTGACTCGATTAAAGTTTTAAGTTTTTTGTTTATAAAGTAACCTAGTATCTTATCTCTAGTTGCTACTTTTACATCATTAAACTCACGATTTATATTTTGTTCTAGCCATTCTGGAACATAATTTAAATCTATTAATTGTCTATTTCTAATATAGTTTTTTTCTTGTTCTTCAGTAAAGGTAGGTAAAACTTCATTAATCCATCCCTCTATCTTCTTTTTACTTAAAGGTGTTTGTCTTCTACCTTCTATAAAAACATTATCGTCTGATAGCACGTTTGGTATACCATCGCTTCTATCACCTTTTAATATATGTTCTCTAATATATATAATAGGATTTTCGTCTTTGCCTACAAACTTATTGAGTACAGGATTATACTGTCTTATTCTATCATTATGTAATTGTATAAAGTCTTTATCACCAGACAGTATAAGTACCTTTTCGTTTGTTCTTTTACATAAAGTAGCAATAATATCATCAGCTTCTGCTGCCTCTACTGCAACTACTTTATATGGTAAAAAGTCTTTAATCTCTTGTTTAATTTTAGCAAGCACATCAAATATAAACTCCCAATCGTGTTCAGATTTTGCTCTATTTGCTTTTCTACCTGCTTTGTAATTGGGAAATACTTGTTTTCGCCAAACATTACTACTATCACAAGCAATAACCATACTACCATATTCTTTTCTAAATTTTTTATTATGACCTCTAAGACTATTTAAAATCATATGTCTTACAAAGTCCTCATTTAATTCAGTAGCATTTCTACCATTGATCTGCACCATCAAGTTAGAAATCATTATTTGATTTATATCAACTATAATCATAATACTATTATATCACTTTATTTGCTATTTGTCAACCTTTGGTTTTTTACTTACAAATATTTTACTATAATCTAAATCGGTAACTTGTTTACCGTCAGGTAGTTTTTTTATTGTAGCAAGAGCATCTGATATTGCTTGCATTTTGTGTCTTCTACCGAAATCTCTATAAATTAAACTTTTAATTGACTCAATGATAACTGCTAAATCTCTTAAAAAGGCTTCATCTTTCATTTTTACAGCATTGTCCTGTAAAACATGAATTATATGTAGCACAATTTCCTCAGATAATTGCTCAATAAAATAATTTTCTTTTGCCTTTTTCTTTTTTGATTCTGTTTCTACTGATTGTGGTGTAGGATTTTTTCTAATTATTCGTTTTATAGGAAAAGGTATTAAATCGCCCATGGAGTATATCCTTTCTCAGCAGCTTGTTCATCATCTACGCCTACTAATTGATTTACCTCTGGCACATAATGTTTAAGCATTCTTTCAACACCCTCATGTAAAGTCTTTTGACTCATTGCACAACCAGAACAGGAACCAGCCATTTCTAATTTAACAACACCATTTTCATATGATAAAAAATTAATCATACCACCGTGCATAGCAACATTATCTTTAACATTTTTATCTAATACTGATTTAATGTCTTTGATAATTTCTTCATTTGCTCTCATTTTCTTTTTCTTTTTTCTAGTTGTCTATGAATCCATTTTACTGCTTGATAAGATGTTGGTGCTCTATCAACAAGGTTTCTAATTCTTTTATTTACAGTAGGGTTTACATCTTCAGCAGGCTCATTATTATCTACAACTACAAAATTTCTTGCACCAAATATTCTTTGTAGTCTGCCCATATTTTTTTGTATTTGTTTATGACTATTAATTATTATTGCGTCTGGTAATGATCTAGGTCTATTTCTATTTCTTTCTAACGCAACATCTAAACTTGTGTTTACAAATACCATATGAATATCGTAACCAAGTTCTCTTAATCTTTTTGCTTCTGATTGAATCTTCTCTACGTCTCTTGCTGTACTGTCTATTATTAATCCTAGACGACCTTGTAGTGCCATAGCTAATTGCATACCTGCAACTTGTTTTGATCTGTCTCTAATCTTATCTCTTTTTTCTATTTCTGCAGGCGTGTGATCTGCAAATTTTAATGACATCTTTTCTTTGTTCAACATACTAGTAAAAGCATTGTCACTATTAATTACTTT